TAAGTATCAATATTGCCTACATCGGAGGTGTAGACAGCCAGAACAACCCCATAGATAACCGGACACCTGCCCAGAAAAAGGCTCTGCTGGATTTGTTGAAATTATTTAAAATAGTCCATCCAAAGGCTATAATCCAAGGGCACAGGGATTTTCCTAATGTGAAAAAGGCGTGTCCATCATTTGACGCAAAAAAAGAATATGCAAACATCTAAGATATTAACACTTGTAATTTTGTTTTTTGTCTATCTCTCTTTGACATCCTGCCGGAGTGTTCGGCAGGAGCGTCAAAGCTCAGAAGAAAAAACAGAAATAATCACGGAAAAGACAACAACTTACCGCGATACAGTATTCCATACCAAACCAGCGGAAGCGTCTCTTAGACTGCCCTTGTCTTCATTCAAAACAAAAGAAACAGATTTTAAAGGAGATTTAAAAACACTTTCAAAGCCCTTGAAATGGAAACAAAAAAACGGCAATGCTACCGCTTCATTAGAGGTTAAAGGAGATACGGTATATATCAGTGCCCACTGTGACAGCTTAGCCATAGAGGCAAAAATCCGAGCTGATTTTGAAAGCAGATATATAAATACAAGTAAAAAAGAGGAAACAGATATAAAGAAGAAAAGCGGTGTAAGTGTATTTACTATTCTCAGCTTGATAGGTATAGCGCTGATAGCTGGCTTTATTGCAGGAATAACCATAAAATTTAAAACATAACAAAAATGGGATTACCAAAAATAAAATTTATCATTGCTTCTAATGGCTTAGAACTGCTCACAGCAGACATTCAGAAGACACCTGGTCTTGTTGTTACGGGCTCTACTGTTGCAGGTAAAATTACTATTGGAGAAAGCAAACAGATATTTTCTTTAGAGGATGCAAAGAAAATAGGAATTACAGAAGCAGAAAACCCTTTTGCTTACAAACATGTTAAAGCATTCTACGAATATGCAGGAACATCAGCAGAGCTGTGGATAATGCTTGTTTCTGATGCTACCACGATGGAACAGATGGCTGACCACGAAAAGACTTTTGCAAAGAAATTACTTGAAGATGCCGGGGGAAAAATCCGTGTGCTGGGCGTTCTTAAAAAATCTTCCGGAAGCCCTACTATCAGCAGAAGTATCGACGCAGATACAGACAAAGCTGTAATTAAGGCACAAAAATTAGCAGATGATTTTGCAGAAAAATATTTTCCTGTGAGGGTTATCATTTCTGCTAATGATTTCAGCGGAGATGTACAGTCCTTAAAGGATTACAGCACGACAAAGTTTAACAGGGTTTCACTATTGTTAGCAAACACAGACGGCGGAAAAGAAGCCTCTATCGGACTGGCTTTGGCACGGCTGGCATCCACTCCGGTTCAAAGGAACATAGGAAGGGTAAAAGACGGAGCCGTAGAGCATACGCAGGCGTATTTTACAGGAGGTGCAAAAGTAGAATCTTTATCCTCCGCTTGGGACAGCATCGCGGATAAAAATTACATCTTCCTTAGAAACTTTGCAGGGAAAGCAGGATTTTTCTTTACCGATGACCCTACACTTACAGGAGAGACTGATGATTTTAAAGCATTAGCCAACGGCTTTGTAATGGACAAGGCGGTTATCATCGCTTACAATGTACTGGTGGAGAACTTGGGAGATGAAATCCAAGTTACAGAAAACGGGACAATACATCCTGCTATCATCAAAGCATGGCAGAACTCTGTAGAGAGTAACATTAATGGGCAGATGACGAGTAAAGGAGAATTAAGCAACTGTAAGGTTGTGATTGATGAAAATCAGGACATTATCAAAACGGGGATAATGGAAGTAGACATTAAATTACAGCCTGTAGGGTATGCTAAATTTATCACAGTTAAGATAGGTTTCACTACTAAAATAGATTAACAATGGCAATTTTTAATTCAAAACAATACAGCTGGTGCAGTATATCGGTGCTTCTTGGAGGGAGAATACTGGATGGATGTACAGCAATAGAATACACAGAGAAAAAAGAAAAAGACCTGCTCTATGGCAGGGGATGTAAGCCTCACGGAGTTGTGGGAGGAAATGTGTCTTATGAAGGTAAAATATCTATATGGCAGAGCGAACTGGAAGCCATGACCAGAGATGCAACCAATAAAAATATACTCGCTCTTTCTTTTGATATTGTTGTTGCATATGTGCCGAATGATGGCGGACAGATAGTAACAGACATTCTAAAGGGTGTAGAGTTTACAGAAGTAAAAAAAGGAATGAACCAGGGAGATAAAAACATGATTGTAGAGCTTCCTATCCTTTTCATTGATGTAAAAAGACAACAATAAATTTTTATACCCGTCTTATTCGGGCGGGTATTTTTAAAGAATATTTAAAACAATTTTAAAAAGTAAAAAAAAATGAAATCAGAAATCACACAAGAGCAAATCCAAGAATGGAAATCAAAACATGGAGATATTTTTAGATTAAAAATAGAAGATAAGGAATGTTATCTAAAAACTCCTGATAGAAAAACGCTGAGTTATGCATCTTCTACGGCAACAAAAGACCCGCTGAAGTTTAATGAAATTATCCTTAAAAACAGCTGGCTTGGAGGAGATGAAGAAATTAAAACTAATGACAGCTTATTTCTTGCTGCATCTTCTAAAATTGCCGAAATCATAGAAGTAAAAGAGGCTGAGCTGGAAAAGCTTTAGAGCAGGCGGAAGTAAACGAAGACGAACAGCCCATTCGTATTTTGGACGCGCAACTGCGGTATTTTTTCAAAATAAATCCCGACCTGCTGACAGATGAGGAATGGGCAATGCGTGTGGAAGAATTAAAGTGGATAAGAGCTAAAGAAGCAGAAGCTTCAAAATCTTATTAAAGATGTCTCTTTCTGTGAACGGCTGCGAAATACATAAAAAAACAGCTGACAGAAAAGAACAACATCCCTTTAGCAAGGTAGTCTATAAGAGAAATGCTCCATATCAAAGCAGAAGCAGCTAAAAAGACTACTGAAAGCACAGGGCGGTATTTGATAAGATATACATAATCTTTTCCGAGCTTCCATATAAAACCTGCTGCAAGAGCAATCAGAAAAATATAAACAAATACTAATAACATAATGCAAATATAACTAAAAATGGCAAATGTTTATGAATTTATCATCTCTATGAAAGACGGCATTTCTGCAGCTGCAAAAAAGGCCTCTTCTTCTATAGATGGTATCAAAAACAATGCCGAAAAACTCTCCGCCGCGGCAACGAAAACACAAGAAAAGATGTCGGCGCTTTTCTCAAAAGTTACAGCATCTGCTGTTAAGGCTGTTCGTGGTCCCAAAACGCTTCAATACTCTATAGATGAGCTTAAAAAGAAACTAGAAAAGGTAAACCAGGTTAAATTTTCTACTCATCTAAAAAAGGAATTTAATGAAGCCACAAAGGAGGCTCAACGCCTTGAAAAACAAATTTCAAGATTAGAACAGGGAATCTCAGGGAAAGGTTTCGGGTCAAAAATGGCTGGCTGGCGGAAAGATTTTGCAAACTCTCTGCCTGGTGCTGATATAATATCTAATCCACTGACTTTGGCAGGGGCAACCATTGGTTCTTTTTGGACGGCAACAGAAAAAGCAATGGAAGCGGGCAAAGAGAGAATGAAGCTGCAAACCCTTACAGGAAGCAAAGAAATAGGCAGTTCGCTATATGAGGGATTAACAAAATTTGCTACTGATACGGTATTTGGGACCGAGGTCTATGATATGGCTACACAGATGCTTGCCAATGGAATTAAAAGCTCTGATGTTATGCCGCTCATGGAACAGCTCGGAGACATAAGTATGGGAGACGCCGATAAGCTCGGAGGACTTTCACTCGCTTTGGCTCAGATACAAGGAAAAGGACATCTTGCCGGACAAGAGTTATTACAGCTCATCAATGCAGGATTTAACCCTTTACAGATTATATCCGAGAAAACGGGAGAAAGCATGAGCAGCCTCAAGGATAAGATGGAAGATGGGAAAATCAGTTTCAATGATGTCCGTAGAGCAATGGATATGGCAACAGGAGAAGGAGGAAGATTCCACAAAATGCTTGAACAAGTTGCTAATACTCCTTATGGACAATTAGAGGGGTTAAAAGGGCAGTTGGAACAAATGATGGTAAAAATAGGTTCTGTATTTATTCCTATTGCTTCCAAAATGATGAGTTTCTTCAGTTGGTTAGGAGAGCAATTAGGGCCTATTTTAGAGCCTGTGGTTATTATTTTGGGAAGTCTTGCGGCTGGACTTTTAGCTGCCGCTGCCGCACAATGGGTACTGAACCTTGCATTATGGTCTAACCCAGTAGGGCTGATTGTGGCGGGAATTATCGTGCTGATTGCGGTTATCACTTATCTTATATCAAAAATCAGCGGTTGGGGTGAGGCATGGAGTACCGTTGTAAATAACGCAAAGCTCACATGGGAAGCTTTTACCTCTATGATAGACTATTACTGGCAGAAGACCACTAACAGCTTTATGATAGGCCTCAATAAGATAAAGGAAGGTTGGTATACCTTCAAAAATGCTGTCGGAATGGGTGAGGAATCAGAAAATAATGCACTGCTTGAAAAGATAAATCAAGACACTGAAAACAGAAAGAAAACAATAGAAAATGCACAAAAGAATTTTGATGAAAAAGCAGGTGCATTTAAGAAAGGTATCAAAAATCCTCTTGATGAGTTAAAATGGAACGAAAAATCAAGTCTTTCCAGTACGGTAAATAATTTAAAAAACACCATAATGCCTGAATATTCAGCAGGAGGAGGGCTTGGGAAAGATGACAAGAAAAAAGAAAAGAAAAAGGGAAGAAAGAAAAAAGAAGCATCGGATGGAATCATCTCCGGAGGTTCAAAACAGACCAACATTACCATCAATATTGATAAAGTAGGGACTGATACCAAAATTTATGTTTCCTCAAAAGAGGAAGGGCTGTCTTCTTTTGGAGAAAGAGTGAGAGAAGAATTGCTAAGAGCTATTAATAGTGTGAATCAACTTCAAACATAATGAACAATGGAATTAGACATTAAGGAACTTGTCGCCATGGCGCATTTTAATTATGTAGGTCCAGCATTTCCAATCTGGTGGGGGAAAAACAAAACAAAATTTGTTCTTCCTTCACTGAGGGGAATAGCAAGAGAACTGATGCTTGGAGGAGCTTATTTTCAAACGCTAAAAGTCGCATACAAAAGAGAACAATTTGTTTTTCCAAATGAGCCGCTTATCTCTATGAGTTTAGCCAAAACCATAGTTGAAACCGCAACAGTAGGCAAAGAAAGGCGCGGGACAGTAAAAGAGTACATCTGTACCGAAGACTATGCCCTTACAATAAAAGGAGTCTGCATCAATGAAGACCCAGAAAGAAGAGATGAATACCCTTCAGAGCAGGTACAGGAACTCCACAGGATGTTTGAAATCAATGATAGTCTGGAGGTTGTCGGAAATCCATTCTTAGAATTGTTTGAAATTCGGCGTATCGTGCTCCAAGATATTCAGTGGGAAGAAATGGCAGGAGAACAGGGCTTACAGAAATACACCATTACTGCCGTTTCAGACAGCGATTTTTATGCAGATTTAACCGATAAAGCAAGGGCTTTAAAAACTTTGTAAGATGTTTATTTTAAAATCAGAGATAAAAATAGGTGATTTTATATTCCATTCAGTAAGTGAAGTGGAGATTACCAAGAGTACGGAAGAACTCTCAGACACTGCGGTAATAACCATGCCGTCCAAATTCAAGATAAGACATAATGGAGAGGAAAAACAGGTGGAGAATGCAATTAAAGTCGGCGATAAAGTAGAAATAAAACTTGGTTATGAAGAAAGGTACGAAGGAGTGGAATTTGTCGGCTATGTAACAGCGATAGGCTCTAAAATCCCCTTAGAAATCAAATGTGAAGATGCTATGTGGGTTCTTAGGAGAAAAAATATCACCCACGCCTATAATAATGGCACTACACTCAAAGAGGTGCTAAAAAAAGTGGTTGAGGGGACAGATGTAGAGCTTTCGGATAAAATCCCCAGCATGAAAATAGATAAGCTCGTCATCAGAATGGCTAACGGGGCGCAGGTGCTTCAAAAGCTGAAAGATGATTTTGCATTGAGTATTTATTTAGACAATGAAGGAAAAT